AACGGTCGGATATTATCCGATATCGTAATCCAGGCGTCCAAACGTGTTAAGCGTGTTCTTGCGCGGAGTAATCCGCGGGAGATTTCGCCTTTGCACGGTTCTGGTGTGAGTGCGTGCGCTACTCCCGTAAGGGAGCGATACGCACTTCCTCGATACGTTGATAAAATCAACGGTATCTGGCCCATGACCGAATTCTACTTTGCCAGCTGCACGCACTTGTGCGACAAGCTGGACGAGTGGTTGGAGGTTAAGGGTTATGACCCTGTGGCAAAGACGTTGTTGGTGCCCAAAGACTGTAAGGGCCCGCGGATTATATCCTGCGAGCCTCGTGAGACTATGTTTATCCAACAAGGTCTGATGGATCTGATGTACAAGACCATCGAGTGTCACCCGATGACCCGTAGGTCCGTGAATTTCACGGATCAGACGTATAACCAGCGAGCAGCCAAACGCGGATCGCAAGATCCGAGTTCGGTTGCCACGCTTGACCTCAAGGACGCCTCTGATAGGCTCCGCCTCGAGTTGGTACTGTCCTTGTTTCCAGTAAACTGGAGCCAGGCATTGCTAGCTTGTAGATCGGAATCTACAGTGTTTCCGGACGGTACGGTCGTACAACTTGCTAAGCACGCACCAATGGGATCAGCAGTTTGCTTCCCAGTGATGGCGCTTAGTATATGGGCTGTACTTACAGCAACACTCCCACCAAGGACTAAAGTCTTGGTATATGGAGATGATATTGTAGTACCCTTTGGGTACGCCGCTCTTGCGGTAGAGGTGCTTACTGCCGTGGGCCTTATGGTCAACGTCAATAAGTCGTACGTAAAAGGACCCTTTAGGGAGTCCTGTGGGAAAGAGTATATCAACGGTGTTGATATTACGCCTGTCCGTCTACGTGCGTTCCCCGAATGCAATAACGATGCCCGAGGCCAAACCATCGCCTTCTCGAACAACCTGTTCGATAAGTTTGGTTTGGAACCGTTGTGGTTGAACGACATGATCCACGAGTGGTATCGGCAGGTTCCCGAAAGGGCCTACGATCCGCGCGTGGGTGATGTAGTATCTCACGATTGGGTTGATTCCCAAGGTGAGCTGCGAGTTCATTCAGGTAAATGCGTAAATAGGAAGTTTTCGAACGTCCTAAATGTCGCATTCCCAAACAACACCCACCTAGCCCAGCGCTGGAACCGACGGTTGCAAATCCGTCAGTACCGTTTGCTTTGGGCCAGGCCTTTGGAGTTGAAATACTCCACAGACGACTGGTGTCATCTGTTCAGAGCATTGGTTCAACCCAGTGTTCAACGACCCCTCGG